CGGCTTACTTCCGTCTGGTTTTCCAGATGAACGTGAGGTCATTATAGACCTTATGCTCTATGTAGTCAAGTAATTTTTAAAACTGTAACAACAACTACATTTTTGTATCATAACGATACTGAAAAGTTCTATTATCGACAACTTTTCTTATCAAATCATCAAAAAATTTTCTATTTTCTTCTCTCCATTTTACACTTTTATCATATTCTTTTCTCCATTTTTTAAGTTCCTTTTGATGCCCAGATTTTCTAAAACATAGACTATCTCTCTATATAAGTTAGTTTATGATCGGTTGCATAGAGTTGTTGAATAATTATATCACAACCAATCTTAGGATTTGAGTCTCCGCAAGTATAAACATCAACTGCCGCTCTACCTTCTTCTGGCCAACTATGAATACTAATATGACTCTCCGCCAGTAAACAAATAACTGTGACTCCTTGAGGTTCGAACTTTTTTGAAATCGTTTGTATTACAGTAGCTCCACTTGCAATAGCCGCATTCTCCATCAAATCTATAAGAAAATACTCGTCATTCAAAAGAACAAACGAGCATCCGAAAAGATTTAGCAGATAATGTTTTCCCATTTACAGTGGATTGTCCTCGAATTCCTTGAGTAGTTTTGATACCACTTTCTCTTCACCATCCATAACTTTAATTGCGAATAAAGAAGATTTCATATATTTTCTAATTTTTTTATACTTCTTCTGAATACCTTGGATCTGCGAAAGATCCATCTTCATCTTTACCCTCTTCGAATCTACCGTCTCTTCCTCTTGCTCTCCGCTGGCGGTTGGTAGTTCCACACCTTGGGGTTCACTTTTCCGTTCGTCCATTTCATACCTCTCACACTTCTGTATTTGTCCCAATATAAATCAAATATATGCACTTGGGAATCAGATTGCACAACATCATATTTGAGTTGACCGTCAACCTCATAAGCAACAATATAGGAATTTAAAGGTAATTCTCTATTTTGAGCCGCCGTTTGGTCGCAGTCTTCATTAATCATTTTTACGAGCATATTAACTTCGATCTCCCCAGATAATATCTGGATAAGCTTGGGTAACGATTTCTTTTGTAATATTATATTTAGTTTGTAATTTTTTATCTTTGACCAAAATTAAAACCTCAGCTTCAAGTGGGTGTAAACTTTCTAGAATATTAATAAACAAAGTTTCCTTAGCAATTCTTTTCATTCCATCATTACCACCTTTCACAAAATTGTAAAACTTGGTCCACTCTTTTTTAATTGAAGAGGATGGTTTTGATTCTGGATTTTCTTTTGGTTGAAGTGGAACATCTCCCTCAGGAACAACAGAGAAGATACTGGGATCGAAATTCCAGATCAAAACTGACTTCACATGATTCTGATTGAATCGTTGAAGGATTTCAACTTTTTTTGCACCAATTCTTTCGGATGAAACAGCATCAAAAATTTCATGAACAAAAGAGTCTTCGGTTAACTCAACTCTCTTTATGGTCACAGTTTTGGGTGCGGCAACTTTAGGGGTTGCCGGTTTTCTAACCGCAGGTTTTCTCACTGCAGTTTTAGTCGTCGGAGATTTCTTCGTCGTCATAATCATGTTCAAATCGTACTGCTAAAATTTCGTCTGGAATTACATTTCCATTTTCATCAAACATCTCGGGATGCATGTATACTTGTTGAGGAGTATTATAAACAAGATGCTCTTTCCATAACCATCCAACTATACCACCAATGAGAAGAAACATAAAGGATACCATACAAAATATGGTAACTATTGGACCTGTCATTTTCCTACCTCCGAAAGATTATTTCTTTATATCAAATGAAAATTCAAAATAAACGGTAATCTTTCGTTTGAAAAGAGAGACCATTTTACCAAAAGCAAGTTCAAAAGTTTTGGGTTCTTCTGGAACGGTCGTCCTCCTTAATAGTAGCTCAACACCTTTATTTATGTGCAATTCTCTATCTGGCTTCATGTAGAAATTATGGAATGTTCTCTAAGATACTGAATTGTCTCCACAGATCCACCCAACTTTTGACTGTCACATACAACTTGTGGAAAAGTAGAATCTTCTCCAAATTCGGAGTAAAACTGTTCTTTAGTAAAGTCTTCGTTAAGATTATACACCACAAAGTTACTTCCTGTCAACTCCAAAACCATTTTTATCTTAGAGCAATATGGGCAATCTTCTTTAGAATAAACTGTAAAATTCATTGGTATTTTTTAAATATTTATTTACTCAAATAACAGTAAACATCCCCTTTACCCCCTAAAGACCGTACTAAAAGATGAGTAAATAACTCCATTTTTTCTGGAGATACTGAGCTTGGATTATAATTGATTGCTTCTTTTAAGGCAACTAATTCTTCCCATTCGTCTTTAGTGAGTTCTTCTGAAGCTTGATTTTGTAACGTCATCTCTCGATAGTAAGTGTCAGGATCTTAACACAGTTATATTATATAGTCAACACTAAATGTCGTATTTTTTCCCTTCCGCGACCTTTCTACTTTTGAATCTAGGATGAACCATAGGTTCCAGTTTATGATTTTTTAGTGTTGCAAATTGATGACCAAAAATTCTGTGTTTGGAGTATCCACCTCTATTTTTGAACATTTTAGCTCTCTTTTCAGTTCCTGCAACTTCTTTTGATGCATCTATCGAAGCAAAGTATGTATCAGGAAATACGGGGTCAATAGGGAACACAGAAAAAATATCTCCGTCCTTCCAATTACTTAAAAAATACTTGAAATATAACTCTTGATATTTCATAAAATAATAAATTGGCCTTTTCACCCCAGCAGTAACGAACCACTCTTTAGTGTAAATTATGTCGGAGTCTTTCATCAATTCACGAAACCAGGAAAGTTCTTGTCTAATATAATCAAGTTCGATGTAGTATCCAGCCACTGGCGAAATAGTTTCAAACAAGAAATGAGTTTCATCTAGTGCAAACTCAAACGGACTTCTTCTTAAAACTGACATCCGAGTGTTATCAAAAACGTAGTTTCTTTTTTTACAAGAATACTTTAGTTCATTTTCTGGAAAATATTCAAGCACTAAATTTTCAATAGTCTTCCCATCAATTTCATATGGAGGACAATGTTTTCTGTTTTTAAACCTACGATACCAGCTCATTCTCTGTCAAAAAATGGTCCGAAAATACTGCTATCTCCGGGTTTACGATTTTCCATTCTATCAAGAATGGCATCAGTGTTTTGAACTGATTCAATACGACTGATGAGATCTGCAATTACATTACACACCATTGGTCTTTCTGTTCTTGCAGCAAATGCCAGTGCGTTTCGTAGATTTTGTGTTGCTTCTTTGAGTGAGTCTTCAACGGATTGTGAAAGTGCCATAATTAATTATTT